TCTCCATGGCAATTATTAAGAAGTTGAATCCCGACAGAATCATCATGGTCGGTGACAACCTTGACTTTCCTGAGTTTGGTAAGTACCGCCTCAGCCCAGCATACGCAGTTACTACTCAGGCGTCTATTGACCGTGCTACTACTTTGTGCGCGGAACTCCGTGCCGCAGCACCAAACGCCATCATAGATTGGATTTCAGGTAACCATGAAGAACGCCTCGTTAACTTCATCTTGGACAATGCGAAGGTTTCGTTTGGCTTGCGTCGGGGCAATACTCCAGACTCTTGGCCTTGCCTTAGTGTTCCTTATCTATGTCGTTTCAATGACTACGGGGTTAATTATGTGGCTGGCTACCCTGCTGGACAGGTATGGATTAACCAAAGGCTCAAAGTCATCCATGGAAACAAGGTTCGGTCTAACGGTTCAACCGCCCACGCCTACCTCAACGACAGCAAAGTCTCCGTCATCTACGGGCACATTCACCGTAGGGAATGGGCTGAACGGTCACGCGAAGACTGGGATGGGGCAAAGACCATCATGGCGGCGTCCCCAGGGACACTAGCCCGCTGTGACGGTGCTGTACCCAGTACCAAGGGCGGTATAGACCTAGATGGGCGTCCTATGACCATTGTGGAGGACTGGCAACAGGGTCTTGCCGTGGTGTCCTACGAGGAGGGAGAAGGCGCTTTTTGGTATGAACAGATACCTATCCATAATAGGACTGCTTTTTTCCGTGGTAAGGTTTACTGTCCCGAATGATTGAGGTAGTACATATGTCTGAAAGAGAAGAACTTAAAGCAGTCGTCGTCGTTTGGTCTGATGCTTTTGATGGACCTGGTGGTTGGGTTGACCCAGCCAAATATGCGCCATTTATTATTGACCCAATTACCATTGGTTTTGTCCTAGATGATGACGACGATGCTTCAAATGAGTACTTTACCTTTTACTCATCATATTATTATGACGAAGATGATGAACTTATGTGCTCAAATCCTATGCATATTCCTCGTGGTATGATTAAGTCCATTACTCCCGTAAAAATAAACCTAAAGAAGTAGGTACAACTAATGGGTTTACGCCGTAAAAACCGAGGTTCCCGAGCAGGCACTCGTCGTGGGGAACTACTTCCTCGTGAGATTGCACAGGCAGACCCATCTGGTTTTTCTTTGCGTACTTCGGGTAGGGGCGCAGGTAGGGTTGCTCGTAATATATTTTCCGTTGGTTATGCCCCTGATGCAGGTCGTGGGGCTGAGGTTACCATTGACCCTAGGGAACCGTTCCATGCCCAAATGGGGGAATTTAATCGTAGGAATGCCCACCTCTTAGGTAGTCGTGCCGCCAATATGATTCAGGGTGGCTGGATTAACGAGTATGGTTCACTCTCTCAAGATGTATCCGTAGCACTACCAAGAACTGCTGGTGGTATGGAAGCCGCTATGCAAATTGGCGCCCAGAGTAGACAAGACTCTATTGGTAATATTGGACATAAGAGTTACATTGGTGCAATTCCTATTAAACCTGATCTCTACGCAGGCGCTGGGGTGTGGCATGAAACAGAGGGTATTGACCCTAAGGTTGAAAATCTAGGTGTTCAGAAGAATGGTCGCGGGCTTATTAGAATCACACCATCTCGTAAAGAAATGGTAAGCCTTGAAGCAAGTGAAATCTCTAAAAATATGAAACTTAAGGACTAACGCCCAATGCCCGTTGACTTTTGGTCACCATCTTATAGAGCGTCATCAAGCGACCTCACGGTTTCTATCTCACCCTTGGGTTTGGTGGAATTAGCCGATGAGGAATTTGAGGTACACGGACCACGACTAAACCGCTACTCGTCGTGCTGGGCATGGTATCTCGGTCACCATTGGTCGTACCGCCGTGAGATGGGTGAACAAAACATCACCATGAACTATGTCCGCACTATGTCGGACTACATCACTAACTTCTGCTTTGGCAAGGGTATTCAGTTCAAAACACCAGAACAGAATGCCGCCATCATTCCCCACCTACTCCAAACAGTGTGGGAACAACATAACTCTAAGCATTACATCTTATGGGAAATGGGTCAGTTGGCTGGTGTAACTGGTGACTGCTTTGTCAAGGTCGCTTACGAAGAGCCTTATGTAGACTCCGCTGGTATTGGTCACACTGGTCGTATCCGCGTTATCCCACTAAACCCAGCGCATTGTTTCCCTGAGTATCACCCCCATGACCGTGACCGCATCTTGCGATTTAAATTGAAGTATCGTTTCTGGGGAACTAGCCCTGAGGGAACCCGTCAGGTGTACACCTTCACAGAAATCTTGACTGAGGATTCAGTAGAGCAATACATCAATGATGAACTTATTGATCAGTACGATAACGCCATTGGTGTTATTCCTATTATCCATATCCCTAACATGACCATGTCGTCATCGCCATGGGGTCAATCAGACATCTGGGACATCATCTCGCTTAACCGTGAATTAAACGAAAAGATGACCGAAGTATCGGACATTATTAACTACCACGCCGCCCCAGTCACTATCATCACTGGCGCTAAGGCAAGCCAACTAGAGCGCGGTCCTAAGAAGGTTTGGGCTGGTCTCCCTAAAGATGCAAATGTGTTTAACCTTGAGTCCAGCGGAAACATGGCTGGAGCCTTGGAATACATCCAGTTTATTAAGCGCGCCATGCATGAAATCACTGGCGTACCTGAGACAGCCTTAGGGCAGTTCCAACCAGTATCTAATACATCAGGCGTGGCATTGGCTATCCAGTACCAGCCAATGATGAATAAGTACAATCAAAAGAAGATTCACTTCACTAAAGGTCTAGAGAAAATCAATGAAGTAATCATCCGTACCGCCGCTGTCTTTGAGCCTCAAATGCTCCAGTACAACCCAGGCGTTGGTGCCATGCCAGAGCCTGATCAGGCGTATGAACTTGACCCCGCTGACCCGCTTACTTACCAGACACAAGTTCACTGGCCTGAGCCGTTGCCCGTTGATGTTCTTATCAAACTTAATGAAGTTCAAGCCAAGATGGCCCTTGGCTTAGAGTCCAAAGAGGGCGCACTGCGCGCTCTTGGTGAGGACTTCCCAAGAGAGAAGTTGCTTGAGATATTTGAGGAATTGCGTGACGACGCCTTAGACCAAGGTGCATTAGATATGGTGCGCGCTCAAATACAACAAGCAGTAATGATTACTACTGGTATTTTCCCAGGACAGGGTGGAGAGAATAGTGTAGTATCTGGTGGTGAAGGACAAGCAGGTAGCCCTATGGGGGGTATCGGTGACGCCGAAGGTCAGATGGTTAACAACATAATTCAACGAGCATACGGAGCAAGGCTTGCCCAGCGCCGTATTCCCGACGAAGAATAAAACCGTTATTTAACAATTGTCAGTAAAAGCCCAACAACACAAAGGTAGGAAATATGAATAGCACCGTTAATAGTGACGGGATTATGATTCCCGTTGTAAGTACCCAACAAGAACAGCAGCAACAGCAGGTCCCCAAGACTGAGGGTCGCGTGTTCTCTGAGACTGAGGTTGAAGCAATTCGCCGCCAGGAGAAGGACAAGTTGTACCGACGCGTTGAAGACGCCGATGGTCGTGTCAAGACCCTTGAGGATCAGTTGCACATCATTTCTCAGGAGCGCGAAGCCGCCCGCAAAGAGGCTGATGATCGGTCCAAGACTGAGTCTGAAATCCTTCGCCAGCGCGAGATTCAAGAACTCAGCGCCAAGGAACTCCTCGCCAAGCGCGAAGATGAGTTCAACACCCGTATTAACCAGGTTGAGCAGGAATGGCGCATTAAGTTTGAAGATATGGAGCAGCAGCGCCAAGTGCAGGAAGCGCTCCTTGAAAAAGAACGCCGTGTTCAGCAAATTGAGTCTTATCGTCAACGCCGTGTGACGGAAGAACAAGAAACTATTATCCCAGAATTAGTTGACCTTATTGCTGGTAATAGTGAAGAAGATATTGAGAACAGTATTGCAGTACTTCGTGATCGGAGTAGTGCTATAATTGAATCAATCCAACAGGCGACCTCACAAAGTGGTCGTCTGAGGGGATCGCAGGTAACTGCGCCCCCGATTGGGCCAATGGACAACCAACAGGAATACCAAACGATGTCTGCGGATGATATCCGTAATATGCCGATGGATCAGTACACAAAAATGCGCGAACGGCTCATGCAAGCGACTCGGACTTCCCGAGGCCGTTTCTAAAACCAACTAACCCAACTAACTATCCACGGAGGATAATAATATGGCCCTTCCCGCCCCAGTAGGAGGTGCAATCACAGGAGCAAATCTTGGTTCAATTACCACGACAGGCTATTCCAGTGACGCAACTCTTTCACCAGCAATTCAACAAATTTGGTCCAAGGAAATCTTGTTCCAAGCCATGCCCGTTCTGCGTTTTGAGCAGTTCGCAGTAAAGAAGACCGAACTCGGCGTTCAGCCTGGTTTGACCATCAACTTCATGCGATACAACAACCTCAGCGTTGACGAGGCCGCAGGCGCAAGCCTTACAGAAGGCGTTCGTATGGAACCAGTTTCATTGACCGCCAGCCAGATTCAGATCACAGTGGCTGAAAACGGTCAGGCTGTTGCCGTTACCGAATTGCTGCTCAACGCAGCATTTGATGATGTCATGGCTTCATCGTCACGGTTGCTTGGTCGTCACATGGCACAAAGCATGGACACACAGGCCCGTAACACCCTGTACAAGGCTGGCGTTCCTTTCGGTGGCGGCTCTGCTGTCGCTCCTTCGGTCGTCTTTGGTCGCACCGCCGCTTCGGCTCGTGGCGCAATCAGCCCATACGACGCAGGTACCATTGGTACTGCTGCTTCACCTGGCTTCCTTTCGCCTGCATCCATCAAGGACGCAGTTGAAGTTCTTGCTGGTCAGAACATCCCGCGTTTGGGAGACACCTATGTCTGCTTCGTCCACCCATCACAAAGCCGCTCGCTTCGCGA